CTACCGGGCTGGCGCCTCGGACTCCGGTGCGGCCGGCGTGCCCAGCAGCACACCCAGCCACGGCCACCGCGCCTTGGCCACCCGGACGAGGGCGTGGGAGCCGGCCATCACCAGCGTCACCACGCCAGCGGTCAGGGCGGTGGATGAGCCGGCGTCGAGGACGATGCCCGCCTGCGAGGCCAGCCAGGCGAATAGCGCACCGACAGCAGCGGGGACGGCCGTGCGGATCAGTGGGATCAGGTAGTCGTGGGTCTTTGGGGGTTTCTCTCGGGGTGTGCGGGGGTGTGTCTGGTGTCGTGGTGGAGGTGTGTCTCGTTCAGGGATGTTTTTCGGGTTTGTGTGGTGGTGGGGTTGGTGTCGGTTTAGCTCGGGGTGGTTGCTGCCGCCTGCCTGGTAGCCGAGAACCACCACCCCTGGGGTTTTGCCCTGCGGGGGTGGTGGTTGTCGTCCGTGACGGGGAAGGACACCAACACCGCGATGAACCATCAGCGTTATGAACACGAACCGGACCGGCCAGGTGCACGCCGGGCGAGGTCACGATGGTGGGCCTTCGGACTGGCCGGCATGACCGGCCTGGCTCTCACCACCAGCCTCGGCATCGGCGGCGCGCCGGCTATCGGCGCCGTCGACGACCGGCCGGGAAGACCCGACCGTGCCTCCACCGACAACCAGGACCACAAGGGCAAGGCAAAGCAGGGCAAGCGCCGGGGAACACCGGTCCCGTGTAGCGCCGATGCGCTGATCGCGGCGATCACCCTGGCCAACGCCCGCGGCGGCGCCGTGCTCGACCTCGCCAAGGGCTGCACCTACCTGCTCACCGCCGACATCGACGACGGTGCCGGCCTGCCCGCCATCACCACCCCGATCACCCTCAACGGCGGCAAACACACCAGCATCACCCGCGCCGCCGCAGCGCCCCTGTTCAGAATTCTCACCGTTGAGGCCGGAGGACACCTCACTCTCAACCACCTCACCATCACCGGGGGCCAGACCGAAACGTTTGACGACGGTGGGGGGATCCTTGCCAACAGCGGAAGCACCCTCGCCATCAACCACAGCGTGATCCGAAACAATATCGGCAACAACGGCGGCGGAGTGGCCAACTTCGGCACGACCACCGTCAAGCACTCCACGGTTAGCGAGAATACTGCACGGGCCAACGCTGGCGGCCTCCAGAATATGGCCGGACTGCTCACCATCGAACGATCCAAAATCACCGACAACACCGCCCCCGGATTGGCGATCGGCGGGGGGCTCGGCAGCATCAACGGCGCGACCACGCGCATAAACCGGAGCAGCATCACCCACAACCATTCAGGACTATCCGGAGGAGGAATCGGCGATTTCGACGCCACCACCGTCGTTACCGACTCCACCATCAGCCAGAACACCGCTGACGTTTCGGGAGGCGGAATCTTCGAGGAGGGGCAACTCACCCTGCGACGCGTTACGATCACTGACAACAACGCCCTTGATGGTGGCGGTGGGGTCGAAATTCAAAACGTTCTCGGCGGGAGCGCCGCGACCATCGAGGACAGCGAAATCACCAACAACACGACGGGACGGGGCGGAGGGATTCGCAACCTCGCCGCCACGATCGTGCTCCGAAACACCCGGATCGCCGGGAACCAGGCCGACACCGGCGCCGGCGTCTTCAACAACATCGGCTCAACGCTCACCCTTTTCTCCACCAAGGTCGTCAAGAACACCGCTGTTACCGACGGTGGGGGCATCTTCAACGAGGTGGGCGGCACGGTGGAGTTGAATACCGCCACCGGCACTGTTGTGGTCAAGAACCGGCCGAACAACTGCGTCAACGTCACCGGCTGCCCGGACTGATCCCCGTCGCTCGGGTATCACGAGGGGTCCGCCCCTGCCGTCTACGGGCGGCAGGGGGCGGACCCCTCGCTGGAGGTGAAGCGGCAGGCCGTCACGAGGCTGGAGAGATGCTGGCATCGGGCCAGGTGGAGCTGTCGCTACTGCGGCCATCCGATGCGGCCGGCCATATCCGACGCGGGAGGATCGATGATTAAGGAAGACAAAAGATCCCCACCGACGTTTCCGCTGGTGGGGATCTGCATAGCCCGGCGAAAGGCTATGTGGCCAGGGGCGGGGTCGAACCGCCGACCTTCCGATTTTCAGTCCTACCCGGCTAGTGATCATGACCTGCCAGTGTCCGGTTGTGTCCCGGTTCGCCATGTGCGATGTCAACGGTACGTCACTGTCTTTCGCGGCCCCACACCTTGCCTATGTCCCCATGGGGACATAGGTTCGCCGGCATGGCCTCGATCGAGAAGCACGGCCCCTCGTACCGTGTCGTCTGGCGCTACCAGGGCCGCAAGCAGCGTACGACGTGGTCCATCGAGGAACTCGCCTTGGATGCCAAGGCCATCGTCGAGGGCTACCGCGGCAACCGCACCGCCGAGCAGGTCTACATCGACATGGGCGTCATCGACCCCGACATCGGCCCGACCGTGCCGACCTTCGAGGAGTACGCGCAAAAGTGGCTGCCGGCCAAGACCGGCATCACCCCCGGCACCCGCGCGGGCTACAAGGCCCAGCTGGAGAATCGCATCTTCCCGGCCTTCGGCAAGCGGCGGATGGACCAGATCACTGCCACCGACATCGGCACCCTGCTCAACCACCTTCACGACCCCGACGAGGACGACGAGCCGGGCCTGAAGAACACGACCGTCACCCGCTATTTCACCCTGATCAACCAGATCTTCGAGGCTGCCGTCAGGGACAAGTTCATCATCGACAACCCGGCCGAAGGCGTCCGGTACAAGCGCGACCAGGTTGAACACGACGACACCGGCGAGCCTACCCAGATCCGACTCGCTCCCGCCGAGTACAAGATCCTGCTGCGCGCCTTCGACCCCGAGGACCGGCCACTCGTTGAGCTGCTCGCGGCTACCGGCGCCCGCTGGTCAGAGGCAACCGCCCTGAGCGTGGCACACGTCCGCCCTGCGACCGAGCCGGGCGCGAAGGACCGGATACGGATTTGGCGGGCATGGAAGCGCGACGGTAAGGGCGGCTGGTATCTCGGCACGACAAAGGGCCGCCGCCGGCGCGACGTGCCCGTGCGCGCCAGCCTGATGACCACCCTCAAGTCGCGCCTCGCCGACCGGCCCGACGACGCCTTCCTCATTACCGCACCAGGCGGCGGCCCGGTCCACTACTCCAACTTCTTGCAGCGTCGCTGGAACCCGGCCCTGGCGCGTGCGATGCGCTGCGCCGAGCATCCTCCGGCGGACCGCGGCGGACCGCGCGAGGAGCCGGGGCGCCGGCGCTGCCGCGACTACGGCGGCACGAATGACCGGGGCAAGCCCTGCGGCGCGATCACCGCCGCCGGGATGACCCGGTGCCACGACCACATGGGGCCGGCGCCTGACGCGGTGTCCACCTGCGACTGCCTGGGAGTGCTGCGCCGGCGGCCGACCCCGCACGATCTACGCCACACGCACGCCGCGTGGCTGTTCTCCGACCGGCGGATGACGCCGCTGGCCATCTCCCGCCGGCTGGGCCACGCGCAGCTGTCGACCACGTCCGAGATCTACGGGGACCTGATGCCGGAGGCCGAGGAGGCGGCGGTTGACGCGCTCGACGACCTTCTCAACGACGATCAGGGCTAGGATGCCTGCGCCTCGCCGCCTGGCTCGTCCTGCTGCGTCCTGCTCCGGTTCGCCGCAGCGAACATGTCCACCAGCTGGAGCATGACCCGGCGCTGCTCCTCGGTGTAGAGCGTGTCGTGCTTGATCGCCTCGCGGACGCTGACGACGCGTTCACCGTGCGAAGCCTGCTCGTCAACGGGCACGAGGCCTGACCACTGGTGAGCCTGTTCGCGCGGGATGTCCAGCGCATCGGCAAGGGCATTGACCGTGCCTGCCTCTACTCGCTTACGGATCTTGAGGCCATTGATCGTGTTTCGGGAAACGCCTGATCGGCGGTGCAGGTCAGAGTCCGTCCACCCTCGGTTGGCCTGCTCGGCCTTCACTCGTAGCCAGAAGTCATACGCCGGACCTCGCTGAGCCATGTAGCAGGTTGTAGCACGGGGACGTGTTCGTGGCATAGCAAGAGTCAGCAACATGAGCCATTACATAGCCCTCCGCCAATCTTGCTGCTTCATGTTGCGTCATACTGCTCCGTGAATTATGGTTGGCAACGCACGCATGAAGCAGCATGAAGCAACACGGAGCTTCTGGAGGAGCTGGGTGGAACAGCACCTAACAGTTAGCGAGGTGGCCAGCCTGCTGCGGGTCTCCCGCTGGAGCGTCGGCCGCTACATCAAGTCGGGCGCGCTCATGGCAACCAAGGCAGACGGCCCGAACGGGGCCGTCCGGATCCCCCTGAGCAGCTATGTGGCGTACATCGATGACCACACCGTCACCCCGCAGCAGGAAACGCAATGACCACCTTCCCGACTCCGCCCCACCTCACTCCTCTCGAAGAGGTGGCGGCCAGCCTCGGAATCCCGCCTCGTCGGCTACGTGAACGCGCTTGGGCACGTCAATTCGCCCACGTGCGGATCGGCAAAGAGAGGTACCTAACCGACAAGCAGCTAGTCGACTTCATCGACACCTTCACGGTCGGCCAGGACATGCCAAAGAGCGACCGCGACAAGGCCATTGAGCAGACCCGCGGGCGGCTCGCCCGTCAGGGGTCACGAGGACGTTACCGCTCTGTCACCTAACTCGCCACGGAACGAGAAGCCTGAAAGGAGGCCCTATGACATCCGTTCTGACAAATCATGTGTTCCCGAGCACGGGTCGGGCTGTCCGGTCGGTACTGGACGAGTCCGCCAAGCCGTGGTGTGTCGATCCTTGAGCACGTCATTGCCAGGCATGAGCGGTGACCTTTCAAAAGTGTCCCACAGTGTCACGCAAGTGCCGTTCACGTAGCCAGCCGCCCCTGACAGAGTCATAGGTGCCCATCCGAGAGGGCGAGTCAGGAAGTCAACTCCCAGGCGAGGGGATGAGCAGGCGGCGCTGATCCAGTGACTACCGCCGCTCTGCTGGCCCGCGCGGTCACCCTGATCCTGCCCCCGCGAGGCGATCCGCGAGCACGTCCCTCCAGCTCACCGCAACGGGAGCGTTTCGCTCCCCTTGTCTGACCACCGCCGCTGTCGAACGGAAGGCAAGGCCACGTGACTACTGAACTGGCGTTAACCGAGTCGCCGTCGCTGCGGGCGCGCTACGCCGCCCGTGTCGACGTGCTCGACAAAGTGAAGGCACTTGCCCTACTGCCGGACAACACTCACGCCACCACAGAGATCGTCGCCGGCTACTACGAGGTTGACGTCGACGCGGTCGAAAGCGTCGTCCGGCGCAACCGCGAAGAGTTGGAAGCGAACGGCTACGCGGTCCTTCGCGGGGCCGATCTACGCGAGTTTGAGACCGTCAACCTGACGGGCTCAAAGCGACGCGCGGTCGCCCTGTTCACCCGGCGGGCCATCCTCAACGTCGGCCAGCTCCTGACCGGCAGTCCGGTCGCTGAGCGAGTCCGCCGATACCTGCTCGATGTCGAGGAGATCGCCCCTGCCGAGCTGCGAAACACAGCTATCGAGCGGGCTGCCGTATCTCGCGCCCAGGTCGTCATGCTCCGAGCTGCTGAGGGCCTGGTCGACAAGACGTGGCTCACCAACAAGGCCCACGCTGTGATCGCCCGGGGTCTCGGTGAGGAGCCGGAGATCAACCCGGCCGACCGGCCACTGTACGTACCCGACTACCTGCGGGAGCGCGGGATCACGAGCAAGCGGGACCTGGCCTCGATTCAGTCCTGGTTCGGCCGGCGCGTCACGACTGTTGCTGAAGAACACGACATCGCCCTTCCCGGCAAGCGCACGTCGGAGCTACCGAACGGCACACTCCGCGAGACCCTCGCCTGGACCGAGCGGCACCGGCCACTGTTCGACGAGGTCTGGAACCGCTGGTACGCGGCCGACTATGACCGACCGGCGGCACTGCTGTGACCGCCGCCGCTCTGCTGGCCCGCGCGGTCGCCCAGATCGCGGCCGGCTTGACGCTGGTCGCCGCTGGTCTCACCGCGCCCCCTACGCCGCCGGCCCCGGCCTCGGACTCGAGTCCCGGCCTGGAGTGGCGTTCCGCCACCGACGCCGAGAGGCGGGAGTGGCAGCGACAGCACCTGTTCGACCTCATCGACGAGGCGCAGCAGCAGTAAGTGAGCCCCCCGCCGTGGCTGCGGCGAAGGGCTCGACACCCGGACCAGAACCTGATCAAGCAAGGAGTCCAGATGCAATCGCAGAGTAACCCAACTACCGACCCCGGCTACATGTCCTGCCCGCGTGAGTGCGGGGTGGACGTGCGCGAGCACAACTCGTCCGGCCTGATCGATGGCCGGTGCGACACGGACTACTGGCAGGCCCTCTCCGCTGACCTGCGTCGTGTGGCTGACCGGGTGGCCTCTCTCGCCGGCACGCCGGCCCCCGAGGTGAGCGCGAGCCTGTACCTGTATGTCGGGCTGTACGTGGAGGAGGGTCACGAGGAGCGCCGGCCCGTTGTGGAGACGGTCGCTGCGGCGTTTGACGCCCCACCCGCTGATGTGAAGTCCGGGCCATTCTGGGAGCGCCGGGCGGATGTCACGGTCGGCGGCCTGCGCGTCACCGCCTCGACCCGGATTCCGGCACCGGAGGCCCCGGAGACGGCGGCGCTGCGGGCCGAGGTGGCGGCGCTGCGCGCCCAGCTCGCCGAGGGCGGTGCCCGATGACCGGCCTCAACCCCATCGACCCGGTGGACGCGGTGGTCCTGCGGCACATCACGTGGGATCTCGACCGGGCCACCGATGCCGAGGTTGCCGACCGTGCCGCCGAGTACGCGGCTCTCCTGCCGAGCCCGGTCGCGACGGGGCTGCGGCATCTGGCCGAGTGCGCCCAGGAGCAGCACCGCATCACTGGGGGTGCCCGGTGAGCTGGACCGAACGGTTGCGGTGGCGGATCGCCGCAATCATCAACCGGATCCCTGGTCAGTGCTGGGCCGATCTCGTCGATTGGCCGCTCGGCCGCACGCGTAACCCCTGGTCGCCCCGGGGGCCGGAGTGCCGCGAGGACATGCAGCGAGTAGGGGCTTGCTACTGCGGCAAGCTCCGCAAACCGGGGGTGCCGCGATGAGCGCCCCAACCTGGCCACTCACCGTCCCGGACCTGGGCTGCGGACACCTGCCCGGGGAGCCCCACGACGAGGCGTGCGCCTACTGGCGGGGGGTCGCGACCGGCGAGTACCCGCCGCCGGAGGCCTACATGGAGCCGGTGACGCTGCCGCCGCACTGCCCCGGCCTGGTGCCGCTGACTGATCCGGCTCTGCGGGAGGTGGTCTGACATGCCACGTCACGAGCAGACCCACTCCGGCCCCAGGGTGTGCCCCGGCTGCCTGACCGTTCCCGGCCGCACTCACGGTCTGGCCTGCCCGGCGGTGGAGGGTGCCCGTCACGCTGCCGCGCCGCATCCGCACGCGGACACCGTCCGCATCGTCGTCGGCCTGCTGGTCGGCGTGCCCCTCGGCGTCGGCCTGTACCTGCTGCTCGCCCTGCTGATCTGGAGCCTCACATGACCGAGACGACCTACCTGATCTGGTCCAATCATCACTCGGCGTGGTGGGGGCCGGGCGGATGTGGTTACCGCCTCAACCCTGGCGATGGTGGCCGCTACACCCGTGCCGACGCTGAGCGGTGGCTCGGCCGTGGCTGCGACTGCTGCCGTCTCCCCGAGCTACTCGTGCCAGCCGAGTGGGTCATCGGCGCGGGTGACCGTGTCATCCAGAGCGCTATCAGCGCGGCGGCACGGGCCGCCGTCGAGGCTGGCACGGTTAACACGCACTACCGGCGGGTGACCCACGCCGACAACATGGTGCGGGAGCTGACCGCCGAGCTGGATAAGGCGGACGCCGAGCGGGCCCGCCTCCAGGACGAGCTGGACACCACCACGGCCGCCTACCAGCGGCGGACCCGGCAGGCCGCCCAGTGGCGGGACCTGGCCCGCGGGCTCGGCGACGACCTGCGGCAGGCCTGCGCCGATCGGGACCAGGCGATCAGCACCTCCCAGCGGCTGCGGGTGGGTCTGGTGGCTGCGCGGGCGCGAGCCGCGGCGTACCCGGCGCATGTGATCGAGGCCGGTGGACCTGACCACTACGCCGCCGGGCAGGCCCAGGCACTCCACGCGGCGATCCTCGCGGCCGACTGGGACACCGTCCGACAGATCGCCGCCGACCCGTGGACTGTGGGAGACGACGTGGACACGGCGCGGGGCGCGCTGGCCGGCGCCGGCGAACTGGGCGACGTCAGCCGTGAGGGGGCGGGCCGGTGATCCCGGCGATCTGGCGGGGCTGGCTGCCCGCCCCGCGCACCCTGCCCCGGCCGGTCCAGGCCGAGGTCCGGACGGCTGGCCGGCACCGGCGCACGCCAGGGGATCTGCCCCGGGTGTCGCGGGTGCGCACGGTCCGCCGGCACCGCTACCCGACGGCGAGGCCGCGGTGAGGGCCGGGCGGTGGGCGGATGTCGCCGCCGCGACCCAGGCCGCGATCACCGGCGGGCGGCCGTGTGCTGGCGGGTGCCGGTGGCCGGTGCATCCCGCCGCCACCGTCGGCGCCGACGGCCAGCGCGGCGTCTACGACCGGCATCCGGGGTGTGAGCCCGGTGGGCAGCAGCTGCGCGCAGTTCCGGGGAGGCGGTCATGACTGGCTGTGTCACCTGTGGCGTGCCCGAGAACCGGTGGGATCCGGCTGACCCGCTGCACGTGCGCGGCGGCGTCCAGTGCCCCGGCTGCATCCGCGTCGACCTCGACCAGGACCGGCGATTCGACCATCTCGACGAGCAGGAGGCAGCGGTATGACCGAGCTGCGTACCCGTACGCCCACCGGCCGCGTGCCGTGGCCTCTGATCCTGATCGAGGGTGGGGAGAAGTCCGGGAAGTCCTGGGCCTGCGCCCAGTTCAGCGCCAGCTCTCGAATCGGTCAGATGTATTGGATCGACCTCGGGGAGGGCGCTGCCGACGAGTACGGCGCTATCCCGGGCGCGGACTACCTCGTCGTCGAGCATGACGGCACCTGGCGGCAGATCCAGGAGTCTGTCGAGGCGGTCAAGGCCGAAGCCCAGCGCGCGGCTGACGCCGGCGAGCCACCGGTGGTACTGGTCATCGACTCGATGACCGCTGAGTGGGACATGCTCAAGGACTGGGCGTCTGACAAGGCCCGCCGGCGGCACAACGCCAAGGCCAAAAGGTACAACCGGCCGCAGTTGGCTGCCGACGACGAGCCGACCATCTCCATGGACTTGTGGAACGAGGCCGGCGCCCGTCATCGCAGGCTGATGACCACGTTGATGACCTTCCCGGGCATCGTCGTGGTGACCGCGCGCGGTAAGGAGGTCGCCGCGCTCGATGAGGCCGGAAGGCCGATCGAGCGGCAGCGTGATTACCGGGTCGAGGGTCACAAGACGCTCGGGTTCGACGTGTCGTGCTGGATCCGTCTGGACCGGTCCAAGCCGGGAACGGTGATCGGTGTCCGGTCGGCGCACGTTGGTATCCGGCCCGGCTACGACCAGCCGCTGGAGTTGGCCGCCGACTGGTCGATCGAGCACATCGTGTTCGACACGCTGCGATGCTCGCCGGTCGAGGCGCACACCCGGGACCTGGTCGCGTTGCAGCCGGCTGAACCGGATACCGACGACCAGCCCGGTTTGCCTGCCGCGTTGTCGGCCGCCGCTACCGGCCTGCTCGACGACTTGGGGCAGGCCGTGGATGAGGCCGGGCTGCGCCGAGTGTGGCGGGCCGCCGGCCAGGCGCAGAAGGACGGCCGGATCAGCTCAGCCGAAGGCGCCCATTTCGAGGCCCGCTGGAAGGCCCGCAAGGACGAACTGTTCCCGCTTGAGCAGACCGAGATGGAGATGGCCGGATGAACCGCACCGAACGCGTCCAGGAAGTCCTGCGCCTCGAGGGCCTCGCCGACGCGGCGAGGAAACGCGCGGCCGTGCACCGCGGTGTCCTCGACACCGAGGCCCGTGCCGAGCTGGAGCAGCACGGCACCGCCCCGTCGTGGCGGCTACCCGACATCGGCACCGTAGCCCTGGCCGTGTCAAACGAGGCCCCCGTGGTCTGCGACCTTGCCGCGCTGACGCAGTGGTGCCTCGTGCGCTACCCGTCCGAGGTGGAGACGGTCCCGCAACTGCGGGCAGGGTTCCCGGCCGCCCTGGCGCAGCGGGTGGTGTGCGAAGGAGACGTGGTCGTTGACCCCCGCACGGGAGAGATCGTGCCGGGGATGACGGTCCGCCCCGGCGGGGTACCTCAAACACTGTCGATCCGGGCATCTCGGGATGCCCGGACGGTGTACGCCGCCGCCGCCGAACAACTCCTGGAAGGACTGGTGCTGGTAGCGGCGGAGGTGCCGGGCCACCTGGACCCAGCCGACGTCCCGGACGGTGACCAGTGACCCACAGGGACCCGTACTACGGCAACGCCGCCGAGGTGGAGCACGTGCGGGTTCGCCCGCCGTCGCCTGACTGCGACGCCTGCGGATGCTGCACCGCTGCGCTGTGCGCTACCGCCGCCGAGCGGGAGTTGCCGTGCTGGGCGTTGGTATCCGCCGGGCCGGCGGTGATGGACGTCAGCGCATGCCCGTGCGCCCCGATGACCCGCGCGGGCCGGCCGTGACCCGCGATCAGGGCGCCGCCCGGGGCGGGCCGGTGCGGGAGCCGGGCCGGTGCGCATGCGGGCACCTGGAGCCACTCCACACGCTGCGGCCGGGCCGCCGCCGTGGTGGCTGCTCCACCTCGGCGTGCGGATGCGGCGGCTACGAGCCCGGGGTCGGTGTCATGCCGGCCCCGGCCGGGCCGCCCCGTCTCCTGCCGGACCTGGACGCCATGACCAGCCGGTACGCGGCGTACGTCGACGCCCGCGACAACGGCCGGCAGCCAGACGCCGCCCTGCTCGCCGCCGCCGTCGCCGACGACGTACCCGCCTGGCGTCACGAGGTACACCGCCTCGAGACGCTACGGCGGGAGCTCGCCGCCGAGCTGGACCGGCTCCAGGGCGGCGCGTGATGGACAGCAGCACCTACGTAGACCGGCTCGCCGCCGTCGCCGCCGAACTCGTTGTGCGGGTCCGCGACGACGACCCGCAGGCCAACGCGCGGTGGCTCGCCGCGACGCTGCCCGACCCGGGCGACCGGGAACGGCTGCTGTACGTCCTCGCCGCCGCCGTCCCGGACGACCGGCCGTGGCTGCACCTGACCGCTTGGACAGTCACACCACGGCCGGCCCGCGGTCCACAGCCGTGTGGGACGCCGGCCGCCGCGAAGCGGCACCGAGAACGCGACCAGCGCGCCCGCCACAAGACCACCCCCTGACCGGTTGGGCCGGCCCCGGGGGCGGGGCCGGCCCAACCACCCCCCGCACAGACCAGCACCACCCGCAAAGGAAGGCACGACGTGGCCCGCATTCGATCGATCAAGCCGGAATTCTGGAAGAGCGAAGCCATCGCCTGCCACGACTTCTTCACCCGGCTCGTATTCATCGGTCTATGGACTTACGTCGACGATAACGGTGTCGGCGTGGATAACCACCGACTCATCACCGCCGAACTGTTCCCTCTCGAAGAGGACTTCGCGCAGACCTCGCGAGACCTTCGCGACAGTCTCGCGAGGCTTGCAAACGCCGGCCGCATCCGCCGCTACACCGTCGATGGGAAGGCGTACCTCGCCATCGTGAACTGGTCGGAGCACCAGAGGGTCGACCGGCCGAACAAGCCCCGCTACCCGCAGCCCGACGACCCGCGCGCCACCCAGAATCCGCCTCCCACCAGCCCAAACGCCACCCCGGACACCACGCCTCGCGACACCCTCGACGAACCCTCGCGAGGTTGTCGCGACATCCCAGCGCCTGGAGCAGGGGAACAGGGAGCAGGGGAACAGGGGAACAGGGAAGTTCCGCCTTCGGCGGAGCGCTCAACCGCGCTCGCAGTCGTCCCATCCGAACCCGACACCGCACAGGCCCTCATCGGCGAATGGATCGACCACTGCCGTCGACGCCCACCCGGACAAGTCATCGGCCAAATCGGCAAACAGCTCAAGCAAATGCTCGCCGAAAACATCGCCCCCGCCGACATCCGCCGCGGCCTCGCCGCCTGGCACTCCAAAGGCCTGCATCCCTCGGCGCTACCCAGCGTCGTCAACGAACTGATGAACGCCGCCCCAGCCCAGGCCCGCCCCTCCACTACCGACCAGCGGGTCAACGCCGCACTCGAACTCGCTGCCCGCTACGCCGCCGAGGAGGCGTCATGACCAAAGCCCAGGTAGCGCTCATCCTCGCCGCCGCCGCAGCCCGCGACCTACGCACCGTCGGAGACGCCGACGTGCTCGCCTGGCACGAAGACCTTGGTGACATCACCTACCCCGAGGCCCGCGAAGCCCTCCGACGCCACTACCGCGACAGCACCGACCGGATCATGCCGGCCCACATCCGCCACCACACCCGCACCATCCGCGACGAGCAGCGCCGGCAGGTCGCCCACCAGGTCCGCGCCCTGCCATCCCGATACGAGGCCGACACCACCCGCGACGCACGAGCCGCCCGCGGCGCCGAACTGTGCCGACAGGCCATCGCCGCCGCGACCACACCAGCCGACAACGAGCCACCCGCGCCGCTGTCGCCATCCGACGAGATCCGCCAGCGGGCACTGGACCGGGCACGCGCCGAACGAAAAGCCGGCCAGGTACCGGGGATGTCGTCCGCCGGCGACGTCCTGAACCAGATCGTCCGCCGCACGTCCGCCTGACCACCCCGCCGCCTGAGGAAACCCGCCGCCATGCCTGAGATCCGCACCGTCCACACCGCCCGCACCGCCCACGACTGCCAGACCCCAGTGACCCGACCACGCCTGCTCGACCTCTACTGCGGCGAGGGCGGCGCCAGCATGGGCTACCACCGCGCCGGATTCGACGTGATCGGCGTCGACATCCAACCGCAGCCCCGCTACCCGTTCCCGCTCCACCAAGGCGACGCGCTCACCCTGCTACCCGCCCTGGTGGAGCAGTACCGGCCCACCGCCGTCGCCGCCAGCCCCACCTGTCAGACCAGATGCAGAGTCACGGACTGGCGAGGCAACCGCGCAGACCACCCCGACCTGCTCACCCCGACCCTCGAGGCGCTCGACAAACTCGGCCTGCCCTACGTGGTCGAAAACGTGCCCGAAGCCGCCTGGGACGGCACCATGCGCGCCGATTACCGACTCTGCGGCACCCAGTTCGGACTCAACGTCCGCCGCCACCGCGTCTTCCAACGCGGCAACTGGACCGGCTACGAACTGGTGCCGCCCTGCCGCTGCTACCGACGCAAGGATCTGGTGCCGTTCGAGCACAAGGACGAGCGCGCGTTCCGGACGGCCATGGGCTGCACGTGGATGACCAACCTCGGCGGCCGACAGGCGATCCCACCCGCCTACACCGACCACATCGGCCGGCAGCTCCTGACCGCCATCACGACGTCCCCGATCGCCGCCTGAGGAGATGCCATGACCACGCCCGCACGGCTGCCCATCCACGGCGAATGCCGCCACAACCACCACACCACGACCACCGCCCCCGACGTGTGGGCCGCCCTCAGCCGCGCCGGCTACAGCGACCCCGACACCACCGCCGCCGAGCTCGTCGACCAGCTCGCCAGCAAACTCCGAGCCCTCGCCCAGGACTACGCCGACGCCACCGGCGAGTCCCTATCCGACGTGGCCGCCATGCGCGGCATCCGCATCCGCCCCGGTTCCCCGGCCGGCAGCGCGCAGGACGACGTGGGGACCCTGATCCGCTACTGCGTCTACCCGGGATGCCCGCGCACCTACCGCGCAGACGTCGGCCCACAGGACCGCGGCTGGATACGCCTCCGCGGCCTCACGGTGCTCTGCCCAGACCACAGCACCCCCGCCACCGGCCGCACGCAAGACACCGCGCCGCCCGCTGAGAGCCACACACGGTCGCCTGGAGACCCCGGCGCGGGTGTGGGCCGTGGGCGGCGCCCTCCTAACCGCTCACAGTGGATCTCAACCCGCCGCCCATTGGAGGAGCGACCAGTGAGCATGGCCTACATCCGCCGTCACTACGGCGTCCCCGCCAAACGCGGTGTCCGCGTCATCGCCAACGGCAGGCCCGGCACCATCACCAGCGCCGACGGCGCCCGACTCCGCATCCGCCTCGCCGGCGACACCCGGTCCACCGTCCACCACCCGACCTGGCGCATCCAATATCCCGAGGCCGCGCCGTGAGTAGCAGCTGGCAGGGCGGCAGCACCAGCGCCTGGCGGCAACAACACGCGCACGTGCTCGCCCCGGCCACCCAGACCCTGACCGTCGCTCGCTGAGAGGCCACGCCGTGACACCGCACCACCTGCACGCCACCACCGCCGCCTGGTCCCTGAAGACAGCGCTCGAGCACCTCGCCCAACTCGCCGACGACGAGGCCGCCCACATCGCCGCCGAAACCCTGGAGGCTCCCGCCCTGCTGCACTCCCCGGCCTGGGGCCGCCGCCACGCCCTCGGCGGTCACGGCGACCCCACTCCCGGCCTGGCCGCCGTCACCACCGCGCCTCGGGCACCCCGCCGCAACCGGTGGGCGGACATGCACACCCGCAGCCTGCGCAAACTCGGCTGGCTCGCCGACCAACTTCCCACCGCACCCGCCGGCCCGAACCCGTGGTGGCGGATCTACGACACGATCCCCCGCCTCCAGCCCGGCACCGCCGCCGTCATCACCCGGCACCTGGCCGACGAAGACACATGCATTCGTGCTGCCGTCGGCTGCGGACCGCAGCGGGAACTGCTCGACGACATCGCCTGCCCCAACCCCCGGTGCGCCCAACGGCGCATCCACATCCAAACCGCAGGACCACCAGAGGTCTGGACTGTCGTGTGCGCGGCCGAGTGCCGCTGCGTCGGGCTGGCCTGCGGCTGCGGCATGCCTGGCGCGGTGGAAGGCGTCGCTCATATCTGGCCGCGCGCTGCCGTGCTGCATGCCGCATGACCCGTTGCCCCCGCTGCGCACTGACCTGCACCGCCGCCGGCTGCCCTGCCACCGCTCCGCTGCCCCGGTGGGCCGGGCGGGAGTGGGGCACCGCCCAGCAGCTTGTGCACCGTCTCGGCGGCGACGTCACCCCCGCGATGGTCCGCCGCTGGCGTGACCGCGACGGACTCACCACCCGCGCCGGCTACAGCCCACTGGACGAGGCCGCCCGCATCGAGGCCGCCAAGCGCCTCTCACCACGCGGACGGCCCCGCCGACTTGACCTTGCCGGACGCGCTACGGCATGATTTGTTCACCAACTCCGACAGACGGAGTGTGCCCAAAGCCCGGTAGTCCACTCAGTGGCGCCGGGTTTTCGCGTACCCAGGACCGGGACGCACGAGGGGGGTGCGGGCAGGTCACAGGCTGGGATGGCCTGCCCGCGCCGCCCTTGTCCCGCCGGTATTGCACCCGCTCATCGCGTGCATCCCACCCCTTCTCTGACCGGGCAAGGCTCGGGACGGAGCGAGCCCATGACTACCCCCCGACCTGTCACCCAGGCCGACTACGACCGCGTCCGCGAACTGCACGCCCAGGGCATGTCTCGCAACGAGATCGGCCGGACGATCGGCCGGTCCGGACGTACCGTCTCCAGGATCGCCGACCAGCTCGGCCTCAGCTTCGACCGGGCCGTCACCCGCGCCGCTACCGAAGCCAAGAAGGACGACGCCCGCGCCAAACGAGCTGTCCTGGCTAGCGCCCTGCTTGACGACGCCGAGCGGCTCCGTCAGCAGCTTTGGCAGTCAGCCGACTACGTCGACCACGGCGGCAAGGAGTTCGACCGCGTGGACTGGACATTGTCCGAACCGACTTTCGCGGACAAGCAGAAGATCATGCAGGCCGTGGGTGCCGCCATTGACCGAGCCATCAAACTCGACGACTACGACGCCGACCCCGGCGTCGACGCTGCGAAGAGCATGCTCGGAGCCCTCGCCCGGGGCCTCGGCGCAGCCTACGACCAGCTCAACCACGCCGGATCCGATGGCGGTTGACCTCGACGCGGTCGGCCGTACCCTGTCGCCGATCCACCTCCGTTCCGTGGTGGAGTCCACAGCCCGCCTCAACATCTGGCAAGGCAGCGTCCGGTCCGGTAAAACCGTCGCGTCGCTGCTGCGGCTCCTCCTGGCCATCGCGACCGCGCCCACCTCGGGCCGGGTCCTGCTGTTCGGCAAAACCCGCGAATCCGTCAACCGCAACGTGTTCGCGGTACTCACGGATCCGCTCCTGTTCGGGCCGCTCGCCCGCCTGGTCAAGTACAACCCAGGCGCGGCAACCGGCACGATCCTCGGCCGGGAAGTCGACGTCCTAGGCGCGAACGACGCCAAGGCGGAGCCAAAAATCCGCGGCATGACGTTGTGCCTGGCCTACGGCGACGAACTCACAACGATCCCCGAGGCGTTCTTCACCCAAGTCTTGGCCCGGCTCAGCGTGCGCGATGCCCAACTGTTCGGGACAACCAACCCCGACGCGCCGAACCACTGGCTGCGCAAGAAGTACCTCCTGCGGGCCGGTGAGCTGAACCTGCGGACCTGGCACAGCACCCTCGATGACAACCCGCACCTCGACCCGCAGTACGTCCGTGACCTCAAGACCGAGTACGTCGGCCTCTGGTACAAGCGGTTCATCCTCGGCTCCTGGGTGCAGGCCGAAGGTGCCGTATTCGACATGTGGGACGAGGACCGCCACGTTGTGCCCGTGCTCCCGGCTTTCCACCGGTGGATCTCGCTGGGTATCGACTACGGCACCCGCAACGCCACCGCCGCGGTGATCCTCGGCGCCGGTGAGGACGGTCGCCTGTATCTGACCCACGAGTGGCGACACGACCCGGCCACTGCCCGCCGGCAGCTCACCGATGTCGGGCTGTCCCGGGAGTTGCGCGCCTGGCTGGCAGGCCTTGAGGTGCCCGGGGCGCCCGGGTTGAAGGGCATCACGCCGGAGTGGACCGTGGTCGACCCGTCGGCCGCGTCGCTGCGCCTGCAGCTGCACGAAGACGGCATGACCCCGGCGCTGGCCGACAACTCGGTGCTCGACGGTATCCGGCTCATGTCGAGCCTGCTCGGCAACGACCAGCTCCGGGTACACGAGTCGTGTCGAGGGCTGATCGACGAGATCCCCGGCTACGCCTGGGACGACAAGGCCGCCGAGCGCGGCGAGGACGCCCCGATCAAGGCCGATGACCACTCGATCGACGCCGCACGGTACGCGATCAAAACCCCCGAGGTGCTGTGGCGCCCGCTACTGGCAGGCGTACTCAACCTCAGCTGACCGAAGGGACGCCCGGTGCCGATTCCCACCGGCGGCGCCTGGCCGCCCCCCGCACACGCCCCCGCCTATGCCGCCTACCGGGATTGGGACGCGTGGTACACGGGCGACCCCGACCGGTTGCGCACCGTCTACCTGAACCGGGCCGTTACCGGCACCCGGCTCGCACCGTCGGACCGGGTACGGGCCAGCCAGTACGCCGGTGGTGTCGTGGGCTACCTGTCGCGCTGGCTGTGGGGTAATCCACCACCGGCTGGGCAGCGTGACGGCCGCCTGCATGTGCCGCTGCCCGCTGACCTGGCCGCCACGGCGGCCAATCTGATGCTCGCTGAACCACCCACCCTGACCCACGAGGACAGCAGCGTGACGGCGCGGCTGGAGCAGCTCCAGGAGGACGGCCTCAACGCCGTCTTGCTGCATGCTGCGGAGGCTGCGTCGGCGCTCGGCGACGTGTACCTACGGCCGGTCATCGACCGCGACGTCTACGCGGATCGGGCGTTCGTGGCCTCGGTGCACGCCGACGGGGCGCTGCCGGTCCTGCGGTGGGGCCGGTTGGTCGAGGTGACGTTCTGGTCGGAGCTGGCCAACGATGGCAACACGGTTGTCCGGTTGCTGGAGCACCACGACGTGGTCACCAGCGTCAACGGTTCCCGCGCTGGCCGGATTACCTACGCCGTGCACGAGGGCACCCCCGACCAGCTCGGACGGCCGCTGAGCCTGGCAGATCACCCCGACACCCACCACCTGGCCGACCTCGTGGACGAGACAGGCACTCAGGCCACCGGCCTGGACCGGCTTGATGTCGTCCGGATCCCGAACACTGGCCCGCAGCGGCTGTGGCGCACCATGCCGGGCCTGAAGTACCTCGGCCGTAGCGACTTCGACGGCAACGAACAGACATTCGACGCTGCCGATGAGGTGTGGACATCGTGGATGCGCGACATCCGTCTCGCCCGTGCCCGCATCATGATCCCGGACTACATGCTCCAGTCCAACGGGCCCGGCCAAGGTGCGACATGGAACGCGGACCGGGAGGTGTACACGTCCGTCAACGCGCTACCCAACCAGGGACAGGGCATCACCCTCAGCCAGTTCGCCATCCGCCACGCCGAGCACAAGGCATCACTCGACGAGGCCGTGAAAATCGCCATGCGGCACGCCGGTCTGAGCAGCCAAACCCTGGGCGATGAGGGCGATGTCGCCGTGACAGCCACGGAGGTGCAGGCCCGAGAAAGGATGTCCTTCACCACCCGGGGTAACCGGATCCAGGCGTGGAAGCCTGCCATCGCCGAGGCAGTGGAGCTGCTCCTCGCGGTTGAGCGCACCCAGCTCGGCGGTAGCCGGCCCGACCCGGTGCGGCCGAATGTCGAGTTTGGCGACAGCGTCTCTGAGGCACCTGAGACGGTTGCGCGCACCCTGCAGTTACTGCATGCCGCCGAAGCGGTGTCGGTGGACACCAGGGTCCGGATGGTCCACCCCGAGTGGAACGACCCGCAGGTCCGCGCCGAGGTGGCCCGTATCCGCGGTGACCAGCCCACCCCGGTCGAGGTCGGGCCGGCGTTAGGGGCGCTCGCCGGCAACACCCAGGCCGGCGAGGAGACGACGGTGGAGGCGTAGCCGATGGCCCTGTCCGGCGAGCAGATCGAGGCCACCACCCGCACCCTCGTTGACCTGTACCGCGACGCCGAACAGGCGATCCTCGCCGAGGTCACCCGCCGCCTGGCCACCGGTATCGACGCCGCCGATTGGCAGGCGCAACGCCTCGGCGCCCTCGCCACGGTGCGTGCCGCCCTCGAGCGTGTTCTCGCCCTGGTCGCCGCCGACGCGCCCGACCGCATCCGCGGCATGCTCGCCGCCGCGTACCGCAGCGGCCAGGCCACCGCCACCGCCGGTATCCCCGCCCGGTTGCTGCCTCGTGACCCGGACGCCGCCCGGGCGGCTGGAGTGATCCGGGCGCAGGGCATCCGCGCCGGGGTGATGGAGTCCCTCGCCGCCGCGCTACTCGACGATGTGCGGCAGCGGCACTCCAACGTCGTGCGGCACGTGATGGACGTGTACCGGTCGGTGGTGCAGCGGGCGACCGCCGTGTCGGTGGTCGGGGGGATGACCCGCCGGCAGGCATCCCAGTGGGCGTACCAAAAGTTCATCGACCAGGGGATCACATCATTCACCGATGTCCGCGGCCGGCAGTGGCGACTGTCGTCGTATGTGGAGATGGCAGCCCGTACCGTCACCCAACGCGCTGCCGTGCAGGGGCAGACCGATCGGCTCACCACCCTCGGTATTGATCTTGTCATCGTGTCCGACAGTCCCCGCGAGTGTGAACGCTGCCGTCCCTGGGAGGGCGCCATCCTGTCGATCTCCGGCGCCCAGCGGGGTCGGGTTGAGATGCCCAGCGCCCTCGACGAGGGCCGCACCGTGACCGTGGACGTGGCCGGGACGGTGGAGCAGGCCCGCGCCGCCGGCCTTCAACACCCGAACTGCACACACTCGTTGCGCGCGTACCTACCCGGGGCGACCCGCCGACCGGCCAAGCCGACCGCCAACCCCGACGGGTACGAGGCCAAGCAGCGGCAACGGCACATCGAGCGGCAGATTCGCCGCTGGAAAGAACGCGAAACGGGGGCGCTCACACCGGAGGCGAAGACCGCAGCGACCGCGAAAGTCCGCGCCTGGCAGAAGACGATGCGCGAGCATCTCGCCGCGAACCCGGAGCTGAAGAGGCTGCGCTACCGGGAACAACCCGGCGCCGGTAGCCGGCCAGCCAGCATGCCATCGCCGGCCGCTACGCCTATCCCGGCGGCACTGCCACGGCGGATTCGCGCACCCCAACCGCCGCCCCGTGTCGATGACCTACCAGGGCTGCTGGAGGTAGACCTTGACCAGGCGGCTGGCCGAGACATGGCCGCCGACGTCATGGCCGACATAGTCGGCGGGGAGTACGCCGGCCTGATCGTGGAAGTGAACGGCGTCGATAGCTACGACGAATTCGGCCACGCCGGCGACCTCCATGGCATCCTGGTCCGCGCCAAGATCTACGCAGACGCGCTGGACGGCACCGAGGTCGGTAATGTTCAGCGAGCGTTTTACCGCGACGACGACGGGCAACTTGTCGCCGTGCACGCCTTCCTCCAGCTCGCCCGAGACCAACGGGGGAAGGGCTTCGCCAGTGAGTTCAACGCCCACTTGGAGGGCTGGTACCGGTCACAGGGCATCACCCGTATAGAAGTCCACGCCAACATCGACATCGGCGGCTATACGTGGGCTAGTCACGGCTACGACTTCGCCGACGAGGAATCAGCCGACGAGATCCTGCACCGCCTCCGCCGCGAGATCGCAACCGCGACCGACGAAACGCACATCGAGCAGGCTGAAGCTATCCTGGAGCGCGCCGAATACGAGGCGTTCGGCAGCGATAGCTACCCGTCGGCGTGGGAGATCAGCCAGTGCGGCCGATCCGCCGACGACAGTGACTGGATCGGTAAACGCGCCATGCTCGGCTCGGACTGGGAAGGGGTGAAGTGGCTATGACCGACCCTGAACCCCACATGCCCCGACCTCGCCGCCGCCCGGTCCGACCCTCCGCCGACCGGGTCCGCCGCCTGGCCGAACTCGGCGAATGGCACCGCGACTGGGTAGCCCGTCACGCCGACACCGCGGGGTTCCACCCTGACGAGCATCCGACGCCGGGCAGCGACTACAACCTGCACCACGTCGACCTCGACGCCCCGCCGGCCGCCCAGGACGAATTCCAGGCCCGGGCCCGGCAGATCATGGGCCTGGACTGATCTACGCCTGATCGGCGCCCCAACCCCTGTCACCACCCCGGTAAGCCCCGGGGTGTTCGCTGCGCCCTCAAGGAGGGAAACCTGTGGAGCACACCCGTCCCGGCCTGAGCGCCCTCGCCGGCCGTATCATCGGCTACCGCCGCAACGGCCTACCGATCCGCCTCGCTGCCGGCGGCGCCGAAGCAGGCGACGGATCCGGCGGCGCAGACGACACCGGCGACGGTCCCCCGCCCGGCGAGGCCGGCCAGGACGACGCCACCAGCAGCAAGCCTGAGATCAAGGGCGAGTACGACCCTGACCGCGCGATGCGTGACCTGGGCAAGGCCCGCGACGACGCGAAACGCGAGAAGGACCTACGGCTCAAGACCGAGCAGGATCAGCAGGCCAAGCTTGACGCTGTCCTGGTCGCCCTGGGCCTGAAGCCCGACCCGAAGACCGATCCGGCCGCCACCGCGGCGAAAGTCGCCAAGGAGCTGACCGACGCCCAGGCCCGCATCGGCGAACTGACCATCGAAAACGCGCTGTTCAAACTCGCCGGCAAGGCCGGCGCGGACGTCGACGCGCTCACCGACAGCCGCACATTCATGCGCCAGCTCGCCGCCCTGGATCCGTCCGCGACCGACTTCGAGAAGACCGTCGGTCAGGCGATCCGTGACGCAGTGAAGAGCAACCCGAAACTCGCTCTGGGAGGCCAAGGGCCGGCCCGCCAGGGAGCGGACCACAACGGCGGCACCGGCGCCCGCCAGCGTCCTACCGGACTCGGCGCGGCCATCGCCGCCCGCATGAACGGCAACTAACCCCACCACCCAGGAACAGGAGTCACAGCAATGGCTGTCACCCTCGCCCAGGCCCAGGTGAACGTGCAGGACGACGTCGCTTTCGCGGTGATCGACAACCTGCGCCGGTACTCCTGGCTCCTGGACCGCATCGTCTTCGACGACACCGTCAACCCCACCGGCGGATCCACCCTCACCTACGGGTACACCCGGCTGACGACCCCCCGCACCGCCGCGTTCCGGGCCATCAACACCGAGTACACGCCCGCTGAGGCGACCCGGACCCGGTACGACGTCGACCTCAAGCCCCACGGCGGCGCATTCACCGTCGACCGGATCCTGGCGAACCTCGGCCAGGCGCAGACCAACGAAGTCACGTTCCAGATGCAGCAACTACTCACCGCCACCCAACAGAAGTGGCAGGAGGAACTCATCAACGGCGACACCGCCGTTGACGTCAACGGCTTCGACGGCCTCGACAAGTCCCTCACCGGCACCGCCACCGAGTACGACCCGCTCGTCAACGGGGTGACCGACGGCTACCTGGACTGGCGGTCATCCACCGTCACCACCCAGGCCCTGGCGATGGCCGCCCTGGACCACCTCGACGCGATGCTCGCCGAGATCGTGCCGTCCAAGACCGGCGGCGGTGACCTCGGTGCACCCGGCGCCCTCCCTCCCGGCGAGAAAGCACTGCTAGGCAACACCAAGTCCGTCACCCGTATCCGGGCGCTCGCCCGGTGGGCCGGGCTGTACACCGCCGACAAGGACGACCTGGGCCGCCGGGTCGAACGCTACGGCGACTGGACCCTGATCGACCTCGGTGACGGCATGCAAGGCTCCGCCCCGATCGTGCCGATCTACACCGCCGACGCCGACGGTGGTGGGGGCGGCGGCAACATCACCGGCCTGACCGACCTGTACGCCGTCAGTCTCGGCCTGGATGCGCTGCACGGCGCCTCCGTGGCGGGTAAGCCACTGGTGGAAACGTGGATGCCCGACTTCGCGCGGGCCGGCGCGGTCAAGACCGGCGAACTGGAGATGGGCCCAACCGCGATGGTGCTCAAGAACACCAAAGCATGCGGTGTGCTCCGGAAAGTCAAGGTGCAGTGATGGCGACCGTCACGGTCACCGCCCCCATTGCGGTTACCGGCGAGGTCGCTGGAGTGACATTCGTCGACGGCGTCGCTCAGGTAGACCCCGTCGGCGACCGCCTGGCCCTGGCCTACTTCCGCCGACACGGCGGCTACCAGGTGACCGCCAACGTGGGCTTCGCCGACGAGCCGCCCGCACCGTCGGCGGTCAAGGCCGAATGGGTCGGCTACGCGGTCAGGGTGCACGACGCCGACCCGGACGAGGCCGAGGCGCTCACCAAGACCGACCTGATCGAGAAGTACGGGCCGTAGTCCGAGTAAGACCGGGGCCTGGCCGAGGCATAGCGGCCGGGCCCCACCATTCCCGAGGGAGGCATGCCATGGCAGCCGAGGGCACCGTCCCCGGCGGGGACCCCGACAAGATCGACAAGGTGAACACACCCGCCGGGGCGCTCGCCGCCGCGCTGCTCCGGCTGATCCTTGATCACGACCCCGCCAGCGGCGAGCCCGACCTCCTCCAGTTCGGCCGCAACCTGACCGGCAACCCCGAAGACGAAGAGCTGTCCTGCTGGCTCAACGAGTTGGCGTACGGCCGCTGGGAGCACCTGCCCGGCCGGCTGTGGGAACACCTCCAGGTGCTCATCACCCGCGCCGGCGCCACCGGCCTCATGCTGCGCCTGGAGCGCCGCGAACCCAACGGCACCCGCACGCACATCGGCGGGATCGACGCCCTCGCGCGCTGGATCACCTCGCTCCAGCCGTGGACGGACATCACCGCCATCGACCCGGGCGCGACCGCCCGCTACAGCGAGAGCGTGGCCGCCGGGGTGGCGCCCTTGCAGGTGTGCTGGGACGCCGACGCGACGGTACGGATGCAGGGCCGGATCTACGTGCCAGCCGGGTCGGTGGCCGGCGACACACTGTTCAACCTGCCGGCCGGGTTCGCACCGGTCACACACGGCCGGCTGTTGCCGATCCCCACCAACACTGGCGTCGCCGCCCCGTGCGAAGTCATCGCCTCCACCGGCGCGGTGATCATCCGCCGCACACAGTCAGGCGAGTTCCACCTGTCGTTCGACGACCAGACCTTCCGGCGGGTGACAACGTGACCGAGATAGTGCAGGGCCGCACCATCACCCTCACCGCGACCTTCGAACGCGGCGACGGCACCCGCGTCGACGTGGACGCGCTCACCATCACGATCCTGCCCATAGCCGGCGGCGCCGCCGTGGTCGGCCCCACCTCGACCGGGATCACCAACCCGGCGACCGGCGTGTACGGCTACAGCTGGGCAACCGCCGCCGACCTGACGGCCACGGCCTACCTGGCACTGTGGGAGGGCACCTACGACGGCGACGACACCAGCGCCAGCGAGGTCGTCACGGTACTGTCCGCCCCAGTCGCCGGCGCGTACGCCAGCGTCAACGACCTCACCGAGCATCTGACCGCAGCCGGACTCGACGTCCCAGCTAACGCGGCGCTGCTGCTCGTGCGCGCGTCCCGGGACGTCGACCGGGCGCTGCTGTGCGCGGTGTACGACGACGAGGACCAGGACGTGATCGCCGCGTTGAACCTGGCCACGCTCGAGCAGGTGGCGTCTGGTCTGACGCAAGGGGACACGAGCGGTAGCGGCACCCGGGAGGCCGGCGCCTTCACCATCGGCCGGATCAACGTGCAGCGGTGGCAGGGATCCCAGACCGGCGCCGCCACGAAGGTCGGGCCGCTGTGGTCGCAGGCGTGGCAGGTACTTCAGGCCGCCAGACTGACCGGGCGAGGACCACAGGAGCCCTGGCATGGACTGGGCTGACTTCATCGCCGTTCACATCCCCACGCCGGCCACCATCTCGGTGCAGGCGTACGAGGGATCCGGCGCCTACGGTGACGTGCTCGCCGACCCAGCCGATGTCACGCCGTGCGTGGTGGAGCAGTCCCGCCGCCTGGTGCGGGTGCAAACCCAGGACGCAGCCGGCACCGAACAGGTCAGCTCCACCACCGTCTACTGCCCACCGGGCACTACCTGTCCACCCGGATCCCGGGTCACCTGGGCCGGCCGTACCTCACGGGTCCTGGCCCGCTCCGACCTATCCGCGCACGGCCTGGACTTGCCCGAGCACGTCGAGCTGAACCTGGAGTAGCCGATGGCCGACGACTTCCGGCTGGAATGGGACGGAAACAGGGTGCTCGCCGCACTGTCCGACGCGGGCATGCACGGCCTGGAACTGGCCGCCGAACACCTACTCCAGGAGTCCTCAACCCTCGTCCCGCACGAGGAAGGCGACCTGGAGCGCTCCGGCGAGGTATCCAGCGACCCCGGCTCCGGCACCGTCGCGGTGTCCTACGACAGGCCATACGCCATCCGGCAACACGAAGACCTCACCCTGCGGCACGACGACGGCCGCCAAGCCAAATACCTGGAGCAACCGATGACAACGGAGCGGGACGTAATGCTCGCCCTCATCGCGCAGGCTGCCGGAAAGCCACTGAAGGGATGACATGGCACTCGGTGACGGCTGGACCTCCCAACTGCTGACCGGCCTCGCCGAGCTACTCCACACTGGTGGCGCCGGAACCTGGCGGACATCCGGCGCCTACACGGCCGGTGAGACGGCCATCGTCATCCGCGCCATCCCGCAGCAGCCAGACCGGCTGATCACCCTCGCCGCCTACCCACTCGGCGACGACCTGCCCGGGATGGCCGACCACACAGTGGGCGTGCAGGTGCGCTGCCGCGGCGTGCCCGATGACCCGCGCGACGTCGAGGACCTCGGCGACGCCGTGTACGAGCTGCTCGACAGCCTCGGCCGGACCACCCTCGGCGCGGTGCAGATCGTGGACGTGACCCGCCGCAACCACACCTCCCTCGGACAGGACACCAACCGCCGGTGGGAGTCGTCCAGCAACTACTACGTCGAGGCGATGCGCCCGACAGCCAACCGCACCGACTGAGAGGCAGGGCCGCGTCATGGCGACCACCCCCGTAACCCGGGTCACCGAGCTGGCCCGCACCCACCGACTCGACATCGACACCGCCACCTACCCAGCCATCAACTACCAGCAGCTCATGGGAATCGAGGAGGCCAAACTCCTCGAGGAACTGCGCACCGAAGACGACGAGGTCTACGACGACACCGGGGCGATGCGGGAGGAGGTCACCGGCTACAACTGGCGCATCGAGGCCAAGATCGCCTGGTCGACCAACCTCGCCGGAACCGCCATCGATGCTGTGCAGGCTTTCCTCCGCAGCCAGTTCAAAGCCTTGCGTACCAGCGCGGCCGGGAACGCCGAGTTCGGGATCCGCTGGTACCACCGCGACGGCCTCGACGACGGCAACTCCCACGAAGGCCGCGTCTACGTCAAGTCATGGGCGCCCAGCGGCGGCAAGGGCCGCGAAACCATCGACATCGTGCTCCAAGGGCAGGGCCAGATCACCGACATCACCAACCCCGCCGGCTCCCTCATCCCGACGGTCACCAGCATTGCCCCGACCTCCGGATCAACGGCCGGATCCGACCAGGTCGTGAACATCTACGGCCAGCACTACATGCCCAACGGCGTCGCCGCCGTCACCGCAGTGGAGTTCGGCACCGACGACGCCATCGACTACACAGTCGTCTCCGACAGCCACATCGTGGCGATCCCACCGGCGGTGGCCGCCAGCACCGTCCAAGTCAAGGTCACCACCACAGCCGGGGCCAGCACGGACACCGCCGCCGACGACTACACCTACGCCTGATGGGTGCGCGTCTCGACGACCTCGACGCCTACTGGTCGCCAGGGCTCACGCTGACGGTCAAGGGCCGCGAGTACACCCTGCCGCTGCCCTCAGCCGAGCTGGGCCTGTGGTGCCGCCGCCTGGCCGAGGTCACCGGAGAGGTCCACAACGCCAGCAGCGAGCAAGAGATACAGGCCGCCGTCGCCCGGATCGAGGCCCTGCCGCAGCTGCCGGGTGACCTCAGCCTGCCGGAGCGGGTCCTCGGCGACGTCTACCAACAGATGGCCGCCGACCAAGTTCCCGACCCGCACATCCAGTTCTGCGGGCAGACCGGCTACATCTGGATCATCGGCGGAGAAGACGCCGCCGAACGGTACTGGACCACGGGCGGCCGCCCGGAAGCCCAACGCCCGACGAACCGGAAGGAACGTCGGGCGCAGAACCGGGCCCGGACTGGCGGGAACCGTACGGCCGGGGACGGAAAGACCCCACCACCGGCCTCCACGAGTGGTACGACATCCCTGCCCCCACCAGGGCGCAGGAACAGGGGACGCCGGAAGGCACGGTGACCTGGAGCGCCCTACTCGCACAGTGGGCACTCATCGAGGCCGACCTACACGACGTGTACGGCATCGACGTCGAAGACCGGACCCTGATGCGGACCCGGTCCTGGCGGTGGCTCCAGACACGCATCCTCGGCCTGCTCGCCGCCGACACCCGCACCTACCGAGCCCTCGCACCCGAGCCCGAACTCCCCGAGGTGCCTGGTCGGTAGGTCAGTAGGTCGGGCAGATGTACGTACGCACCGCGGCAAGGATCTTCTCGGCCTTCGCCTCGCCGAACCCCTCCGGGTAATCGGGTGCGGTGAACCGTAGGTTCGTCGACTCGACAAGTCCAGAATGATCGTCCGGCCGATTCTTCACGCTGTCGCACTGGCTGCGACCTCGGCTAATCAAAGCCCTCTCGTCCTTGGTTCCGACGATCGCAGGGTCGATCTCCTTGAGAGCGGCGATGTACGCATCCCAGCTTTCCTTGTCGGGCATAGGAAGACCTGTGGCGTTGACGGCGGGGGGAGCCGATGCGGGGCAGGTTCGGTCCTGGTTCATCTGGACATCGAACTGCCCGTCGTCCAGACCGGTTCGGGCCTTGCCGAGCGTGCCGATCCCGAACCGGACGTTGGCCAGCCGGTTGTCGGACGTCGCGCTGCCACCGGTGGAGCAGTTGATGGACACGTGGTAGCTGGTCTCCCTGGTTTGCTTACTCCGCAGATCGACGCCGATGGCCTCTACCTGGTCGGCGGTAAGCACCTGATCCACCTCGACGACAATGTCCCCACCCTCCTGACTGACCGCAGTGTAGGCGGGAAGGTTCTCGAGTTCGGTGTCGTCGTCGCTGAACAACAGGCCGCCAATCAGGCCGGCGAACAGCACGAGCGTCAGCGCCCCGGCGACGGCACTGAGTACGACGACGGCTGTCGACGGTTTCCGCTTGTGACTCATCTTCAACCTTCCGTAGCTCGCTGGTGACGCGAGCACCGTACACAAGGCACACCCCGTTGGAGGTGACCGACATGGCATTGAAGCTCGGCGAGTTGGTTGCCTATCTCAAGGCAGACGACACGCACCTTGCCAAGGGCATGAAAGCCGCCGAGGGCAAGATGCGGCGGCTCGGTGACCGAGCCAAGCAGTACGGTCCCGTCCTGGGTGCCTCGCTCGCCGCGGGCCTCGGCGCCGGCCTGATCGGGGGCCTGCAACTGGACGCAGCCCGGACGAAGCTGACCGCGCAGATCGGTGACCCGGCGCTGGCCGCGCGCATCGGTGAGGCCGCCGGGGCGGCCTATGGACGAGGGTTCGGCGACACCGCTACTGCGGCGATGGACGCCGCTCGCGCGGTCATGGCCTCCGGCCTGCTGCCTAAGGACGCTGACGCACAGGTCATCGAGGACATCACTGTCAAAACACAGGCCCTGGCCACCACCTACAGCCAAGACGTCACACAGGCCGCCCGGGCTGCGGGGCAGATGGTCAAGACCGGGCTGGCGGCGAGCGCCGTCGACGCCCTGGACATGCTCGCCCGCGGCTTCGCTGGCACGCAGGATCTCTCCGACGACTTGCTGGACACGATGACCGAGTACGGCACCCAGTTCCGGGCGGTGGGCCTGGATGGTGCCGCCGCGCTCGGCCTCATCCAGCAAGGGCTGCGGGAGGGTGCTCGTGACGCCGACGTGGTCGCCGACACGATCAAAGAGATCAACGACCGGGTAACACAGGGTGACGCCGCCGCGGGGCTCACGGCACTGGGATTGAGCGCCGACAAAATGTCCAAGGACTTCGCCGCCGGCGGGGAGCGTGCCTCGGTTGCGTTGGACGCCATCCTCGACCGGCTGCGGGGGGTGAAGGATCCGGCGAAACGCGCGGAGATCGCAGCGGAGGTCGCCGGCGAAAAGTTCGTCGACATGCAAGACGCGCTGTTCGCGCTCGACCCGTCATCGGCCACGTCGGCCCTCGGCGAGTTCGCGGGGGCCAGCGATAAGGCCGGTAAGGCACTTGAGGACTCCACCGTTCAGCGGCTGCTGTCGTTCAAGCGCACGGTCCTGACCACGTTTGGTGACATGCTGGGTTGGCTGTCTCGAAACAGTGATTGGGTGGTGCCGCTGGCGACTGGGCTGGGAATCCTCGCCGGAGTGATCGGCGCGATCATCGTGGTTACCAAGGCGTGGGTGGCGGTGCAGACGGCCCTCAACGTGGTGATGGCTCTCAGTCCGATCACGTTGATCGTCCTCGCGATTGTCGCCCTTGTCGCTGTGATCGTGCTGATTGCGACGAAAACGACGTGGTTTCAGGATCTGTGGCAGGCCGCGTGGGGTGGCATCAAGACCTCCGCCGAATGGGTGCTGAATTGGATCGTCGGCGGTTGGGAATGGGCGATAGGGATGCTCGTTGCGGGGGCGCGGACGTGGTGGTCGGCGTTTTCGGGGACCTGGCGCAAGGTCGGTGACTTGGGCCGCGCCGTCTTCGACTGGATCGTCGATAAGGGCTTGGCGTGGCTGCGTTGGGTGACCGGGCTGCCCGGGCGGGTTGGGCGGGCGACGCGGGGCCTGTTCGACGGGCTCAAGGCTGCCTTCAAGTCCGCCCTGAACTGGATCATCGGCCGGTGGAACCGGCTCAGTTTCCGTATTCCGGGGGTTAGCGTGCCCGGCCTGGGTCAGGTGTGGGGTGGCGCCACCCTGTCCACCCCGAACATCCCGTACCTGGCGAAGGGCGGTACTGCTCTCGCGCCGGGTCTCGCCGTGGTCGGTGAGCGTGGCCCCGAGCTGGCGTACCTCAACCGCGGGGCCACGATCCAACCCCTCACGTCGGGGTCGGCCGTGGCCGGGTTGATACGGCTGCTGCTCACCGGCGAGTTCCGGATTCGTGGCGGGGATCTGGTCCTGGTGCTGCGGGAGCAGGTGGCCCTACGTGGCGGCGACGTGCAGGAGGTCATCGGCAGTGACCAGTAGGAGACGCTATGGGCTGGGCTGACGGTGACCCGCTCGGCGTGCGGATCCGCGCCGCGTTCGGCGCTGACCTGACCGCCGACCCCGCCACCTGGTCATGGACGGACCTGACCGCCTACTGGCGGGCGTCGGATCCGATCGAGCTGGAGTGGGGGCGCCAGTCCAGCGCTACCCGGCCCGAGTCGTCGACCTGCGCGCTGACGCTCCGCAACGACGGGCGGTTCACCGTCGGGCATGCGGCGTCTCCGTACTGGCCGCACGTGCGTACCTGGACACCGGTCAGTGTGGACGTGGACCTGGGTGACGGGGCCGGATGGCGTAACCGTCACTCCGGCCATGTGCGGTCCTGGTCGGTGACCTGGCCGGGCCGGAGCGGCAAGCTCGCGGTGGCACGGATCGAGTCGGTGGGTGTGCTCGGACGGCTGGGACGCGGAGCCCCGCCGAACAGGTCACCGATGAACCGGTCAATACTCGCCGCTGCCGGTGGCGGACTGCTGGCCTACTGGCCGTGTGAGGACGAGGCCGACGCGACGCAGGCGGCATCCGGCATCCGCGGCGTAGCGCCGATGCAGGCAGACGGGGGCGTGAAGTTCGCCGCCGGGGGCGTGGACATCACCGTCGGGGGCACCCAACGGTACGGCACCAAACCCCTGCCGCTGCTGACCGACGGCGGCTCCCTGTCCGGTCGGGCGCCGGCTGGGACCAGCAGCCCTGTCGCCTGGACGCTGGAGGCGTTCTGGCAGACCGGCAACCCGACCGAACAGGTTGTCCTAATGAGATGGACCACCCCCGCCGGGACGTTCGTGCGCTGGGACTATGTCGACGATTACAACGACGTCTACGGCACCTATCTGGTGGCCTACACCGCGTCAGGGTCACCGACAGTCGTCTGGAGTGTGCCGACACGATACGTCGGGCCCTTCAATCTCAGGATATCCGCCGTCCAGAACGGCGAGTCCATCGACGTGACCGTCATGATCGGCTCGCTGACCATAGGGTCGGTGACCGTCACCGGCACCCTGGCCCGGATCGACACGATCGCGTTCAACCCCGACCAGCACGTGTTCTCGCCTGGCGCACTCGATTTCGTCGTGGGGCATCTACGAGTGTGGGACAGTGCGACGTCGCCACTCACTGGCTCGCGAGTAGACGCCCACCCGGGCGAGGCGGCGCACCTGCGGCTGGCCCGACTGTGCGCCGAGGACGGCGTCGCCCTGTCTACGCCGACGGTCCCCGATGAGGGCACGACCGCGATGGGCGTGCAGCCAGACGGCACCCCACTCGACCTGTACCAGCAGTGCGAGGTAGTCGACCTCGGCATCATCTACGAGTCCGGATTCGGGCTGGCGTACCTGCCCCGCTGGTCCCGATACGCCGCCCCGGTCGCCCTGACCGTCGATGCCGCCGACCGGCAGCTCGGCGGGAACCTGAGGCCAGCCGCCGACGACCAGCAGCTGCGTAATCACTGGACGGTCACCCGCATCGGTGGCTCCAGCGCGGTCGCCGCCGACGAGGAGTCGATCAGCCAACGGGGCCTGATCCCGTCGAGCCCCCGGCTCAACCTGGCCTCGGATGACCAGCTGCAGGGTCACGCCGACTGGCGGCTATGGATGTACGGCCAGGCGGGCACCCGGTATCGCCTCACCGTGCCGCTGCACACCCGCGCCGGGCGCGGGCTGACCGCGCACTGGGTGGCCTGCCAGCCTGGCTCCCGGGTGCAGGTGGTCAACGCTCCCGACGCGGCGACGACTGACACGATCGACCAGACCCTCGTGCACGCACGCGAGACGATCACTGGCCGCCGCAGGTGGACGGTCGAGCTGGCCACGGAGCCCGCCGACCGCTGGGAGGTCGGCGTGTGGGACGACCCGTCCTTTCTGTGGGACTCGCGGTCGACCACCCTGGACGGCGATCACGACGCCACGGCCACGTCGATGGTGGTGACTGTCGCTGACGTCCACGACGTGTGGTCGACCACCGCGACACCCTACGACTGGCTTGTAGGCGGAGAGCGGATCGCCGTCACCGGCATGAGCGCGGCCACCGGGACGGGTCCGTGGACCCAAACCGCCACCGTCGTGCGCGCGGTCAACGGGGTCAACAAACCACTCACGGCCGGCATGTCAGTTCACCTGGCCGACGCGCAACGATGGGGGCTGTAATGGCAGCTGGAGACCGCGCCTACTGGTCAGACGTCTTTGGGCAGCCGCTGTGTCAGATGACAACCACGGCCACCGACTCCATCCCCCACGCCACCTATACAAAGGTGCCGCTCACGACCGTCGGTGAGGACACCGATGACATGGCGGATACGATCGGCGGCAGTATCTACTGCAGAACGGCCGGGCTCTACCGGGTGGCCGCCGCAGTCGCGTTCGCCCTCCAGTCCGCCGGGTCGCGCGCACTCGTCGTCTACCGCAACAGCGGCGCCGCCCGAGTCGGGACCGCGATCCCGGCAACACCATCAGGGATCAGCCCTCGACTGTCCGCGTCCGGGCTGCTCAGGCTGGCCGTCGGCGACTACCTCGAGATATTTGTGTGGCAAAACAGCGGTGCCTCACTCGCTTTATATAGCCAATTCGGCGTTTCCGCATTCCTCGAAGCCGAATGGGTGTCCCAATGACTAAGGAAGGCACTATGCCCACCAATCCGCATCCCGTGCCGGACGAAAGCCCGGAGCAGCACATCGGCGAGCAGATCCCCGACCCATGGTCCGACCCCGCCCAGACCGATTGGCCAGCAGTGGAGGTGAACATCGATGACGTGGACGGTAGTACCCAATCTGAATGAGGCGCGTGATCAGCTCGACAAGCGGTTCCCGGGGCGGGACACAAGGTCGGACGGCTCGATCGGCGATACCGCGCACCAGGGCTACCCGTCGTCGCACAACCCGGACCGGACCGGCCGACCGGAGTACCGCGACGGCGACAACGTCGACGAGGTGCGGGCCCGGGACTTCGACGCCGACCTGAACGACCCGGACGGCGTCACGATGGAGCAGGTCGTGCAGCTGTGGGTGACGCTGGCTCGCTCCGGCGTGCTGTGGTGGGTGCGGTACATCATCTTCAACGGCCGCATCTGGCACCGCCGGTACGACTTCACCACCCGCACCTACACCGGCTCGAACCGGCACACGACCCACTGCCACGTGAACTCTGACTTCACCCAGGCAGCCGACACGGTGCGGGGGACGGACTGGCGACTCGACCAGCTCGGCACGCCGGCACCGGTGCCGCCACGGCCGGCGCCCGGGCCCGCGGTGCCGTTCCCGCTCCCGACCGGGCACTACTTCGGCCCACGCCAGGCCGGGAACAGGTCGGTGTCCGGCTACTACCGCCGCCGGTTCCGGGGCCGCACCGACCGGCAATGGCTGGCCACCTGGACCACGCAGTTGGTCCGCCGAGGCTGGCCGGCGGGCACGGGCCGCCGGTACCTGCGCACGGCCGGCGCCGACGGGCTGTACGGGCCGGAGTACCGGGAGCTGATCAAGGCGTTCCAGGCGGACCAGGGCCTCACCCGGGATGGGCTGCTGGGCCGCAAGACGTGGGACGCCGCCTACCGCAACCCAATCCGATAGCCCGGGAGATCCACAGTGAGCACCACCGGACCACCACCGCCAGGCGGCACCTCGCCACTGGTCGTAGAGATCGGCCTGAAAGAGATCTACGACCAAATCGTCGCGCTGAACACGAACGTCCAGGTCCTAGCCAAAGACCTCAAGGACCTCACCCAACAAGGCGACGACCACGAGCACCGCCTACGCGCCCTGGAGAGCGCGCGGTGGCCGCTGCCCTCACTGGCCGCGCTGGTCTCCATCATCGCCCTGGTGGTGTCGGTCGTCGGCTACAACGCCCTCGACTAAGACGCCGGACCTCTCCAGCCGCTCACGCACCTCGGCCGCGTGCTCCCGCGCGACGGCCATGTCCGCACCAGCGGCCTGGAGCAGCTCCACGATCGGTCGGTTGATGCCGTGCGGGTCGACCAGTGCCACCCCGGCCTGCACACCCAGAAGCACGGAATCGTCGGTGACCGCCCGCACCGCGGCGACCGCCACCTCGCGGGGAGCGTCCCGCATGCCGTCGGTGCCGTGGCGGCGGGCCACGCCGGACAGCTCGGCCAGGAGCAGCCGCTGTCGCTGCGGCAGTGACGGCACATCCACCATCCCCCGACCCTAACCAGGAGGCGCCCTGATGACGCACGACTACCTGATCTCTCTCATCCGTACCGCTGTCCCCGCCGCCGTCGGCGCCCTGCTCGCCTGGCTGGCCTCGACGGCGGGGATCGTTCTCGACGGCGACTCGTCCACCGCGCTGACCGCTGGCGTGGTGGCGCTGGCGATGGCCGGCTACTACGCCCTCATCCGGGTGGCCGAGGCGCGCTGGCCGTGGCTGGGTGTCCTCCTCGGTACGCCGGCCGCACCGAAGTACGAGGTGCCGGGGCGGTAGGGTCGTGCTTGGCGCCGGCAGCAGTGGCAGAGCGGGACGGCCGGCATGTGAATCGTCATGGCTACGATCTGCGACATGGCGACCGAGTGGCACAGCAAGGTGGCGAAGGCGTTCACTCTGCAAGACGCAGTCAACCTGACGGGTACCCGGTTGACCGGCCTGTTGGGCTGGCAGGAATTACCAGGGAAGGTGGAAGCGCGGCAGGCTACCCCAGCCCGATACCGTGGCGAAGAACAGAGCGACCCAATCCCGCCATCACTTCTGAACAAGCGTATCGATCCCTACCCTGCCGAGCCGCCTCCACCCGATCAAAGCCACACCGTCGTCGCCGAGGCGATCTTCGAAATTCCTGACTGGCAAGCATCGGCGATTGTAACGGTCGACGACTTTCCGCCATTTTCGGAGGATCCTGAAACGGGTCGTTTTGCCTGGGTATTAGCCGCCCGATCCCCCGAGTCAAAGGTGATGGCCATCGCTGCCACGCTTGCCCTAGCCGAGTGCGGCGGCGGACCCATCAACGACTGTGGAGATCTATCCGACTTCGATACCGATTCCCCTACCAGGATCTTCGAACGGCTACGCGTGCGAACGCCGCCGCACTCCCTCGACGCTGCCGTCGACGCGGTACTAGCGCGAACCACCGGTCTAACAGGCAGACATCGACACACGGCATGACGCCGACCGCGCACCACCAGCCCACAGAATCGTCATTGCGGGACCGCCGGCGACACCCCTGCGGCACCGACCAACAACGCAAACGCCCCGCCCGGCCTCACGGCCGGGCGGGGCTGCGTCGGTCGTGGCGTGGCGGCGCCTCGCTTGCACTCCCGCCGCCAACCCCGGACATGGTTGACGTCTGCCGTCAACCACATGTAAGGTTGACGGCAGACGTCAACCGAGGAGTCGCCGTGAATACTGAGAACGTCCGCGAGATCCCACTCCCGCCGCACACACAGGCAGACGGGCTGACCGCGCGGGACATCATCACTGGCGAGCCGCTGACGCGCGTCGTCGTGTGGGCGGACCGCCCATATGACAGGTGCCCGCAGTGCGAGCAGGGCGTATCCGCCGTGGTGGACTGCCCGGTCACGCTGGACGCCGGCGCGGGACAGGGCGGCCAAATCGTGGAGTACTCCCAGCAGCACGGCTGCGGGTACTGGCTCAGTGTCGACTGGACCGAGGTGACCGGACACCACGGCGAGGGCCCCACGGACACCGACATCGCCGCCGCTGCTGCGCAGCTAGCGCACAGGCGACAGCAGCACATCGCCGAGGCATGCCAGACGATTGAGGCTGGGCTGCGCCGGGACCTGGTGGCCGTGTTGGCGCAGGAAGACAAGGTCAGCAGCGGCAGCGAGTTCCACGCTGGCGTGTATCACGATGGCACGGAGTGGGTTGCGTGGGCCGAGGCGCCCGTCGACGACGCTGATGCCATCGTCGTGTGCGAGAGCGACCTGGCGCAGGTGACCCATGTCTGACCTCCACCAGGCGATAACCGAGCAGATCCGCGACGAGGTCGCAGCGGTCGCGCTGGCGTTGGAGGCGCTGATCGGCCCGGACTGCCCGCGGGTCTCCGAGCGTGTGCAGGACCGGGCGCCGATGTGGGCGGCGCAACTCCTCGACGAGGACGACCGCCTTGCCGCGCAAACGGTGATCGACTTGATGAACGTGCTACCCCCACCAACGGCCGACTGGTGGGGCAGCCCACTCGGCCAGGCCGTGGCCCGCTCCGTCGGGCACCCTGACGCCGACCACGTGTCCTACAGCGTGGCGGGCGCGATGCTCGGGGTCAGCAAACAGGCAGTCGCCAAGATGGTCGGGACTGGCCGCCTGAGCAGAGGGTCGGACGGCGGTGTCACCACCGCATCGATCCAGCACCTGCTGAGGCAGCGCGAGCCCTCGAACGGCAAAGGGCCGAGGTGACACGACAACGCCCCACCTGGCCTCCACGGCTGGGCGGGGCGTTGTCGTGCCCGCGGATCGGTGGGGATCGTCATCAGCGCACCGTACGTCTGGTCGTCAACCGGCCCCGCCGTGACACGCCGTCCAGACGACCTCCTCCGGGGTCCCGTACCCCTCGGATACGGTCACACGACCAGGGTTAATCCACATGTATGTCCGCATCGGCAAGTCATACATGCTCACCAACAGCCCGGACTGCCACGCCGCTTCGGCGAGCAACGGGTGTAGCCTGTAATCGCAGTCAATCGTGACTGCAGAGCCCTGCTGCGTCACCTCCCTGCCGAGGCGATGATCGATCAGCTCGGCCAGAGCAGCGGCGAACCGGTCGGCCTGGGCGGGGGTGAAGTGTCGCCGCAGCATAGCCTTACCGTTGGTAAGTTTGTTGGCCCACCAACGGGCCGCGGCACTGGCCTCGGGACTCGGGGCAATAGAGAGTGTCAT